GATAGCTGGAACTTTCAAAAATGAGTTAAGCACATCTGCGGATCTTAACGAGACTTCATTAGAACAATCGTTAATTGACATCGCGGCGCTAACTGATGAGAGAGGTCTAAAAATTGCAGCAAGAGGAGTAAAAATGATTATTCCTTCTGAGCTTCAATTTACTGCTGAGAGATTGATGAAATCTCAAGGTAGAGTTGGAACAGCTGACAATGATATTAACGCAGTAGTATCAATGGGGATGATTCCTCAAGGTTACGTAGTGAACAACTACTTAACTGATACAGACGCGTTCTTTATCAAAACAGATGTACCTAACGGATTAAAAATGTTCGTTAGATCTCCAATCAAAACAGCTATGGAAGGTGACTTCGACACTGGAAACGTTAGATACAAAGCTAGAGAGAGATATTCATTCGGATTCTCAGACCCTAGAGGTATTTTCGGTTCACCAGGTGCGTAATCATCTGATTAACTAATTAAAAAGGGGGCTTTCGGGTCCCCTTTTTTTATGATAGAAAGATATGGCAACCATGAAAAACTTCCGTGTACAAATCAGAGCATATGGCTACTATGCTGACTTTGAAGTAGAGTCAGAGGACAATAGTAAAGCCTTTGAAAATGCACTAGTTGACAAGCTAGGAAAAAATGATATAAAATGGGAGAAAGATGGATTTATTAGTAAATCCAAAATATGGGTAACCTATGAGGAGGTTATAGATGCAAACGCACATCAGAGATCTATACAAAGCGAAGAGGGGTCTCGAAACAGAGTGGGCGGTGGAGCAACGGGATAATCAGAGATATACTCTGGATATGGTCCGGATTGACAAAAAAATTAGAGAAGTTGTTAATCAAATCAAGGAAGAGGAAGCTAAAATAGCTAGTCTTTCTAGTAAGATCGAAGATGCTACACCCAGCGTTTCAGTAGCTACGTAAACAAAAGCTACATCGTTGAAATACGTAACTTCACTACAGGATCTCTTGCACTTCATAAAAAACTAATATATAAAATTCTTACTATACAATTAATTAGAATACTGACGCGTATAGTCGACGGCCTAGAGACAGTATTCGGAAAACTAGGAGGATATAATTATGGCAAGTACAACGTTTAACGGACCGGTACGATCCGAAAAAGGCTTTCAAGTAGCGACTAAAAACACGTCTACTGGAGCAGTAACAACTAGAATGAGTTCAGGTATGCCTGACTTAACTGGTTTATCAGTATCAGATGTAGCAACAGCTTCTACTCTAACTTTAGCAGCAGACACTATCTCAGTGATAGATTACACAGGCGCAGCAGCTTGTGCAGCCACTTTACCTGCAGCGACGGCTGGAACAGTTGTTGTTTACGCACAAGCTAAAGATACAACAGGCGGAACTGCAACTTTAAGTTTTGACTGTGCTGGATCAGATGTTTTTGCAACAGGATCTGTAATTGAGTCAAGAGGTTCATCAGAAGTAACTTTTGATACCTCAGCGGCGGGTGAAACTTTATTAACTTTCACTCCTGCTAACGCAGCAACAAATCTTTTTACAACTGGAAGCATGATCGCTTTTATTTGTTACGAAGATGGCACATACCACATTGCTTCAAAAATGGGTGGTGCGGCTGACGCTACTACAGGTGCATTTGTATTCGCATCGTAATGGTTAATTATGTGGGTGAGAAACTTCGAGACTTTTTGATCTTGATACTCACCCACACCAAAGATAAGGAGAAAAAACTATGTATATGGGTGATGTAAAGTCGAAGACTTTCTTAGACACAAACGCTTCGTCTGCAACTTATGTGGCTGCCGCTGCTCAACCAACAAGCACTTTCACGTTGGCTAATACGTCTTTCGGAACAAATACCGCAAGAAAAATTACAGCTACGACTGCTGGAACGGGTGATAACGGCAAAACAGTTACGATCGTTGGAACAGATCATAACGGAGATGCGGCCACTGAAGTTATAACTTTAACAGGATCTGCGGAAACTTCGTCTGGAACTACTATAGCTTTCTTGACAATAACTTCTGCTACAGTTAGCGCACAACCTGCTGCTAACGTATCTTTAGGAATGACTGCTGACGTGTTTGGATCTGTTTTTCAAGGTAGAACTAGAGTAAGACAGGTGAACGCCGAGTCAGGTGGATCAATCGGAAGTGTTCTATTTAGAGATGGAAGTTTAACAGGAACAGCTTTACTAACAGTTAGAACGAGTGCAACTGCAGGAGACATCAATACAGTCAACATTCCTCAAGATGGAATATTGTACAAAGATGGTGCATTTGTAACTTTTGATGAAACTCAATGTAATTCAGCAACTGTTTACTTTGATGGGTAAGGAGGATAAGTGGCAAACACTACTTCCGGTACAACAATATTTGATAAGAATTTTTCTATAGATGAGATTATAGAAGAGTCTTATGAAAGAATAGGTCTTCAAAGTGTATCTGGTAATCAGATGCGCCAAGCAAGAAGATCTCTTAATATATTATTTCAGGAATGGGGTAATAGAGGTCTACACTATTGGCAAATCGGAAATAACTCAATTACATTAGTAAATGGTCAAGCAGTTTATACAATGTTTAGATCAACAGGTGATGGCACGTCTGATGCTACAGCTATTTATGGTGTGGACGATATTTTAGAGGCTGTTTATAGAAACTCCTCAAGTGTTGACTCACCTCTTACAAAAATAAATAGATCTACATATCAAGCTCTTTCTAATAAGACATCAACAGGTCAACCATCACAATATTACGTTCAAAGATTTATTGATAAAGTTACAATTACTTTATACTTAACTCCAGGATCATCAGAAGCTGGAAATACAATTAATTATTATTTTGTAAAAAGAATACAAGACGTTGGTGATTATACTAATGCAACAGACGTGCCATATAGATTTGTACCTTGCATGGTGTCTGGATTAGCTTTTTATTTATCACAAAAATTTAAACCTGAATTATCTCAACAAATGAAACTATACTATGAAGATGAATTACAAAGAGCATTAGCTGAGGATGGTTCTTCTTCAAGTTCATTTATAACCCCGAAAACTTATTATCCAAATGTCTAATTTTGCAAAAGGTAAATTCGCTAAATTTATATCTGATAGATCAGGAATGGAATTTCCATATAAAGAAATGGTTACAGAATGGAATGGTTCTAAAGTACATATCTCTGAGTTTGAAACAAAACAACCACAATTAGAGCCTAAAGCACATGGAGCTGATCCACAAGGTTTACCAATGGCAAAACCAGCTAGAACAGAGCCAGCCACACAGAATTTATTACCAGGAAATCCTTTTAATATTACATCAGGAAGTACAACAATTACAGTGACAGAACCAAGTCACGGGAGATCTACTTCAGACACTGTGGTTTTTAGAAACGTAGATGGGTCGCCTGGAGGCGTTGCTTTTACAGCATTTGAAAATTCTTCAGGATTTAGTATAACAGTAACAGGAACAGATAATTATACGTTTACATTAGGATCAACTCCTACTGTAACGGAAAAAGCAGGAGGAATGTTTGTAACGGCAGGGCCGGTAACATTGACACCATAATGGCAGGATTAAGTGCATCAGGATTAAAAACACAAATAAGAAGTTACACAGAGGTTGACTCTAATGTGTTATCTGATTCTGTTTTAGAAAACATTATTTTAAATGCACAGTATAGAATATTTAGAGACGTGCCGATTGATGCTGATAGAAAGCAACAAACTGGTAATTTAGTTACAGGTCAAGAAACAATCAACGCCCCAGCAGGAGCAGTTTTTATTAGAGCAGTGCAAGTTTATGATTCAACTTCAGCTACCACTGGAGCTAATGTATTTTTACAGAAAAAAGATGTTACTTATTTACAAGAATATATTTCATCAACAGAATCTGCAAAAAGAGGTCAACCTAAATATTATGCTATGTTTGGTGGTGCCACAGGAGAGTCTGATACCACTTCTGGAAGAATGATGTTTGCCCCAGTCCCTGATACGACTTACAAATTTAGGGTGCATTTTAATGCTGCTCCAGCATTATTAGAGGGTGATAACACTAGTTATATTAGTATGAATTTTCCAAATGGCCTATTATATTGCTGTTTGGCAGAGACATATGCCTTTTTAAAAGGTCCAGCAGATATGTTGACACTTTACGAAAATAAGTATAAACAGGAAGTAGATAAATTTGGTGTAGAGCAGATCGGTAGAAGAAGACGAGATGATTACACTGATGGC